CCTTATAAATAGTTAAATAACAAACGGACTATAAAATGGCACAACAGACATTAAACAGGGGAACAACAGCAAACGATGGTACAGGTGATACCCTTCGTGTTGCTGCCCAAAAAATAAACGAGAACTTTACAGAACTCTACACGTCTGTTGGTGGTGACTCTTCGACTGTGACACTCAGCCAGTTGGGTGTGGTGTTCGAAGGTCAGGCTGAAGATGTACATGAAACTACATTGCTTGCGGTGGAACCTACCGCTGATAACAATGTATATCTTCCCAATGATAGCGGAACACTGGTTCTGGACAGTTCTTCTCAAACACTGTCTAATAAGACTCTTCTTGTTCCCACAATGACAACCCCGAAGATTCAGGATGCCAATGCCAGTCACACTTACAACATAACAGTTGGTAACATCACTGCGAATCGTAACATTGCGCTTCCTGTATTGGGTGCGGGTGATACCTTTGTATTTGCAAACCACGTTGAAACTTTATCAAACAAAACATTACTTACCCCAACAATTAAGAATCCAACTCTGGGTGGTTTAGATGGTGGTGCATCGTTACTAGATAGTTCAAGTAATGAATATCTCAAGTTTGCTAATGTTTCGAGTGCGGTCAACCATGTTGAGATTTCAAACTCTGCAACAGGTAATAGCCCATCTATAGATGTACAGGGTGGGGACACTAATATCAGTCTTGAATTATCTGCGAAAGGTACAGGTGGTGTCGAGATTAAGAACAAATTAGTTCTAGAGAAGGGAACAGATGTTTCCACAACAAGTGCGGTAGACTTAACCGAACCACTGACGGTATTTAACTCAGGTAGTTTGATTCTTCCTACTATTGCTGATGGCGCAATCCAAGGTGAGATGAAGACTTTCATGAATATCGCTGCGGGTGAGGCAAGATTGACTACAGGTTCAACATCAAATATTTATGGTGTGGGTAACAATGGTCATGTCTCGTTTGGTCAGGGTGATGGATGCATTCTTGTATGGAACTCAACGGCAAGTAAATGGTTTTTCGTATCTAATAACGGTACAACAATAGGATAACATAGAAAATGGCGATTATTACAAACCCAATTAAAAAGCAGGTAATTCAAAATCTGAAGGATGATATAGATTCTTCGGGTACGCACTACTATGCGGTGATTGGTCGCTCTGAAGATTGGAACGATTCGGACATTGCACCGGCTCCACTAAACACTGCAAGAGAAGAAAGAGACTTTCGTCTTGGATTACAGTCTGCGAAAAAGGTAGTTGACCTTTCGTTTGTGGTTCCTCGTTATAACTGGTCATCGGGTTCGATCTATTCCGCATATGATGATGCACAAATTGGTTATCCTACTCAGACATACTATGTCATGAACGACAACAACCAAATTTATATGTGTATCCAACAGGGTAGAAACGCACAGGGTCTGGCACAGGTATCTACAGTTCAACCCACAGGTAATACGGTGGGTACTCCATTTGATACTGCGGATGGTTATATTTGGAAGTTCTTGTACTCCATTGGTGCGTTGGATGCGACCAAGTTCGTTTCTGCAAACTATCTACCAACAAAACTGGTGTTATCCACTGACTCGGATTCTCCTGCTGCTGATATCGAACAACAGGTAGTACAGAACAATGCTATTGCGGGTCAGATTATCGGGTATGCAGTTGACTCAGGTGGTACTGGTTACTCATCATCACCCACTGTATCAATTGTTGGTAATGGAACGAAGGCAAAAGCTGACGCCACCATCTCTGGTGGTCAGGTAGTCAATGTTAAACTAATTGATAGTTCTGGTGCTTATACATTAGGTTCTGGTTATAATTTCGCTGAAGTGGTCATTACAGGTGGTGGTTCACCAACTAAACCCGCTAAAGTACGTGCAATCATTGGAAGTTATGGTGGATTTGGTGCAGACCCAAGAGATGACTTACGTTCTACCGCAATCATGTTGAACAGTAAACCATCTGGTACTGAATCAACCGACTTTATTGTTGGTAACGATTTCCGACAAGTTGGTCTATTGAAGAATCCTAGTGACTCAACTGGTTCTGCATTGTTCACTGCTGATACTGGTATCTGTTTGAAGAAAGTTAATTTCAGTAGTGTGACTCAAGGGTTTACTGCTGATAACAAAATTGTAGGTGGAACTTCAGGTGTTCAAGCGTTTATTGATAAAGTTGACTCTGCAAACATATGGTATCATCAAACATTAGAAACTGGTTTTGGCAACTTCTCTGCTGGTGAAGCGATCACAGAAGTGAGTGGTAATGGAGCTGGTGTATTGAATGCATCGATATCGCCTTATGTGACTCCCGAAGTAGATACCACTACTGGAGAAGTCCTATATATTGATAACCGTGCTTCTGTTACTCGTTCGACAGATCAGACCGAAGATATTAAACTCGTAATCCAAATTTAAGGTAAAACTGATGTCAAAAACATTTACATCCAATGTATTCTCTTCATCATACAAAGACGATTTTGTAGATAGTGATAACTACCACAGACTCCTCTTTAATAGTGGACGATCTCTACAGGCAAGAGAACTTACTCAGTTACAGACTATTATCCAAGAGGAAATAGGAAGATTTGGTCGAAACATTTTTAAGGAAGGCGCTGCAGTAAATCCAGGCGGCCCAACTATTAATAATGATTACGAGTTCATCAAATTAAACACACTGACACACCCCCTACCATCTGACCCACAAACATTGGTCGGAACAGTTCTTACTGGGCCGAACATTGGTGCTGGAAGTGGTATTCAGGTGCGAGTACTTGAGTTTGTTGCTGCTACAAGTAGTGACCCCTCAACTCTTTATGTACAGTACATTAATACTGCATCGGGTGTATCTGGCGAAGAACCTATCCGATTAGCTGCTGGTAATGTGATGACCAATGTGGGCGCATCGGTCACATTACAGGTTGCAAATGCGGTTGGTACAGAACTACCTGTCGGTCGTGGTTGTCAGATTTCAAACGCAGAAGGTGACTTCTTTACTCGTGGACATTTTGTATTTTCAAAGGGTCAGTCAATCATCCTTTCAAAGTACACAAGATATCCAACCAAAGTTGTTGGTTTCAAAGTAACCGAAGACATCGTAACTACCGCAGATACGGATGCATTGTATGATAACCAAGGTGTAACACCAAATTTATCTTCGCCTGGCGCAGATCGTTATCGTATCCAACTTACCTTAACAACCAAAGACCTGATTCAAAGTGATGAAAACTTTGTTTATTACTGTGACGTTCACGAAGGTAATATCGTTGACCAAGTAAAAGGTACTGACGATTACAATAAGATTAACGATGTCTTGGCGACAAGGACTGAAGAAGAGTCTGGTAATTATATTGTTAACCCATTCACCATAGATTTCGAAGATTCTGGTGATAATATTATTGCAACCGTATCTGATGGTGTTGCATATGTGAATGGTTATCGTGGTGCGACCGAGAAACCTACTCCACTTACAATTGCAAAACCTCGTACATCTCAAATAATTCCGAATGAAGTATCTGGTATCTCATATGGTCAGTACTTCATATGTAGTGAACTGAAAGGTCTACTTGATGTTGGGACTTTCGCTGCACAAAACCTATCGACTCATGCGAGTGACCCATCAGGTAGTGTGATTGGTACTGCACGAGTCCGTTTCATTGAAGAAGATGGCGCAAACTTCCGAGTGTATCTATTCGACATCAAGATGAACTCTGGTCAGTCTTTGCGTAATGTTAAGACTGTTGGTACTACCGCAACTAAACGTGCGGTTCTTATTTTAGAGAATAGTAAAGCAGTAATTAAAGAATCACAAAAAACTAATTTGGTATATCCATTACCGCAGGCACGACCCAAGTCACTTACTGACTTCGACTTCGAGGTACAACGTGTTGTAACTGGTACTGCAAGTGGTGCCTCTTTAACATTGTCCGCATTGACAGTTACAGGTGAGACATGGGCAAACACTGCTGATTGGATTGTTACTCGTAATGACACAGGTGTAGTAATTACTAATGCAACATTTGGTGCTGCTGGTACTCAGTCGATGACAGTCACCAACCTCCCTAATACAGCACTTACCATATATGCGAAAGTGAACAAGGCTTCACCCGCACTCAGACAGAAAACTTTGGTCGAGACCACTGTTGCTGCTGCAATTGATTCAGATGGTAATGGTGTTAAGTTTATTCCTATGGGTGTCGCAGACATCTTTAGTGTGGAATCTATCAAACAGACCGATTCTGCCGGTAATGACATCTCACGTTTGTTCAGTGTAGACAATGGTCAACGTGCAGGTTTTTATGGGAACGGTCGTTTAATTTTAGAAACTGGTGCTACAGCACCTACAGGTAATGTATTCTCTAGATTCAAACACTTTACACATGGTACTGGTGACTTCTTTGCGGTTAACTCATATACTGGTCAAGTAGAGTACGAAAAGATTCCAGATTTTGAAGTTAATCAACGTGTTTCAATCAGTTTGCGAGACGTGATCGATTTCCGTTCTACCCATAATGCAAGTGATGTCTTTGTTTCATCTGGTGTAAACGAACTGCCTCAGAATGGTGATGTGTTCCAAGCAGATGTTGAATACTATGTGCCACGTGCAGATAAGATCGTTGTAACCACACAAGGTGAAGTTAAGAATCTTGTCGGTGAGGCTGGTTTCGGTTCACAAGTTCCTGCTACTCCAGAGAACACTCTTGCACTATTCCATCTAGAACATAATGCATATGGTCTGAATGATTCGGATGTTGTAATGACACCGATCAAAACAAAACGATTTACCATGAGTGATATCTCTGAACTGGAAAAGAGAGTTGATAAACTAGAAGAAGTGACTTCTTTAAGTCTACTGGAACTAGATACTTCTGCTCTATTAGTACTAGATTCTGATGGTAACCCAAGAACTAAGTCAGGTTTCTTTGTTGATAACTTCGCAGATAGAAGTTTCTCGGACGGAGATAATCCAGAGTATCGTGCTTCAATCGACCCATCTGGAAAAATGTTGGGTGTACCCACAGAAGAAGATGATGTAATTCTTGCATACGATTCCGATCTATCGACAAACACTGTAATGAAAGGTGACTCGATCTATCTGAAGTATAGTGAAAAGGAAGGTATAGTCCAGAATCTTGTATCGTCTTCAATGAATGTTAACCCATTCGCAGTTATTACAGGTGAAGGTAATCTAAAATTATCTCCCTCTAGAGACAATTGGTTCCAAACAAGATACGCTCCCGCAAACGTTATTAATCAGACTGCAACCGAAACTCTTGCGGATTTGAATCTTGGTGACCGTTCAACGACTGTTGAAATTCGTGCAAACCGAAGAGCTCGTTGGAAATGGAGAGTTGGACGATGGCACGTTCCTGTACCAGGCTTCGGTCTTATCGGTGGCACTCAGAGTCCGACTGGTCGTGGGAGAAACCGTTTCGGTGGTTGGAGACGATCAACCGCATGGAACTGGGTGGGTGTACCTAATAATGTAAGGGCTACCGAACTTAATGGTGGAGCAGGTCGCCCCGAAGGGTTTGACCTCACTAGGTC